CTAGGCTAGTGTGATTTACATCTCTTCATCATCTAGCTCGCCACGCTCTAGCATGTAGTCCTCATGCTCTATAACGCCTATACTAAAGGCGATAGGGTCGCAACACTCCAAGATCTCGGCGGGAGTAAAGGTAGAGTAACCAATCTTTACAGTAGGATAAACATCATTAAGTAAATCTATAAAGCTTTCTTTTATTTCTATGTCTCGCTCTAGTTGTGACTTCAATTAAATAACTCCTTCATCTCGATAATAAACTCATGCCATACTATGCGCCCCATGTATAGGGCAGGTACTGCAAGGGCTAATTGTACTAGGCTAGTTAGTAGTCTATTCATTATTAGTTATCCCAACTTAGTGCGAATACTTTTGCTAGTTCATCATCATCAAAATCATTAACATCAAGCAAACTCATAGAGCCTTCTTCTAGTGCCTTGTTATAGGCTTCTTCTTCATCTAGGTAGGCGTACTGGTCTGCAACATCTGATTGAATAGAGGCGTATTTATCTACTGTGTTAGTTTGGTATGAGTATGCGTATGACATTAGTTTTGTGTTACCTTTCTCATGTGTGCCACTACATTAGTGGAAACTTTTTGTAGGTCTGCTACAACCTTATTCATTTCGTCTGCGCTATTAGCGGTAAGCCCTGCGCCTAGTAATTGTGCGCCGTCCCATAGTGAGTATGTGATAGTCATTAGTTTTCTTCTTTCGTTAGTAGGTATAGGTTATTTAGAGTTTGATTAGCACGATTAAGAGTATTAAGTAATTCACGATTAGCAAAGGCTTCACGCTGTTCAGCATAGCGAGCCTGTTGCGCTATGCGTATCTCCTCTAAGCGAGGTGAGAGTTTAGGTTGAGTCATTTTGTGACCCCTTTCGTTAGTAGTTATAGTAGGAATTGTAGCCTATGTGGCTGACATTATCAAGACGACACGCCGTAGCGTGTAGCGCCTAGAGTGTGAGTTACCTCACACCGACTAGGTTATGCTCGGCGTAGTTACCGCCACACATTACGCAGAGTGACCAAGCGGTTACTCTACCGCAACCTGCTGAGCAGGCTACATATCCAAGACGCTTAGCGTCGCTATCTAGGGTGTAGTCGTTTAGACTTTCCCATATTCTGTTAGTCATATTGACCTAACCTTTCTTAGTAAGAGTTTCTTACTTTCTTTATACTTTTAGTCTAACAGGGGGGACTGACAAAAGAGGCATGTATCTCGGGCGTGTCGGAAAAATCTTGTATGATGTACATCACATTGCCTTATTGAATATGTATCAATTCGGACATTATGGGCGGACTATCTAAAATTAACAACCTTTTTAAATGTATGTATCGTACATAATAAAAATATATTAACATTTTTTAAAATATGAAAATTAGAAGGGAATTTAATAATGATATAATTAAATATGTTTTCAAATAAACCAGGGTGTGTAGAGATTGCCGAGGAAATATATTTATTTAAAAATTATATTTCAGCAGATATGGCAAATCGTTATGTAAGCATATTAAATACATTAGAGGAAAAAGATTTTTTAGTTTCTGATAGTGGAATTAGTTGGTACGACTCAAGAGTAAGTAGATTTATTCCAGAAGCTTTAGATCTTTGGGAGAATCTATCTGATCTTGTATATCCTGATTATTTTTTAGGCCCTAAAGCACAATTTATGAGGAGCATCCCTGGTCAAGATGGAATGTATGTACATGCAGATAGTCCAGGAAAAGAACATTCGGAAGAAGTAACTGTTGATGATCCCTATGGAACATGCCATTCTATAGATTACGGAATGGTTGCATATTTAGGTGAATTTACGGGCGGAGAAGTTTATTATCCATATTTAACTCCAGACGGAACAAAAAATTTAAATGGTTATTCAGAAAATTGTTTTAAATTTAAGCCAGAACAAGGAGATTTAATTATACACGGATCTGGTGAATTGCAATCACATGGTACATACGCAGTAACCTCTGGCACAAGATATGCATTTAATTGTTTTTTATCTAATTCAATAGATGCAGACAGCGCAAAGTATTTTAAATATAAAAGCAAAAACTATTTTAAACAAATTGGAGATAGATCTAAAATTTCTGTTAAAAATTGGCTTTTAGGCGATATTGACAAGTGAAATTTTAAAATGCTACACTTCTAACCTTGGACAGTTTTCGGAGATAATATCAAGGGGTTAAACTCTAAGTGCGATGATGACGGAAGTTATTTCTTTCAGATAAAAGCTACAGCTCTAACCGATGAATTACTTACTTATAATAGGATAATTTCGGGGTTCCTAATAAATTTTTCTTTATTGGGGTATAGGGGTTGTATGCAAAAATTCTGGAAGTTATCATTAAAAGAAAATACAAAAATATTATATATAGTATATAAACTAGTTGACTAGGATATGTAGTATAATGTATTATAAGCGAAAGGTTTATATGACATTAGGTCCCATAGTACAAATTAATTTTGTTGATCCTGAAACAACTAAAAATTATTTAACTCACTTTTTAAATATAGAAAGTTTGGGCGGGCCAGAATATATTAAGACACATTGGACTGCAACAACAGAGTCTGATTTTAATAATTTAGAAGATAGTATAAAAACAGGCATCCTTGACATATATAAAAAAACAAAAATTAAATTAGAAAAAGAATATGAGAGGGATCTTGTTTTAAAGAGATGTTTTGTCCATACAATGTCAAAAGGATATTTTGGAGACTTACATACAGATTATGGTGCAGCTTCAAAAGAAAGTGGAAAAGAAGAACAGATATATAGTGGATTATTTTATTTTAATGATCAGTATATAGGCGGAGAAATTAACTTCACTACAATAAATTTTAAAATTAAGCCATTGCCTGGCACATTAATATATTTTGATGGAAGAAGAGATTTACCACATCAAGTAGAAACAATACAATCAGGAGAAAGAACTGTATTTGTTATGTTTTTTAATCCAGTTGACTAAAATAAAGGGGTATAATTAATTATGGAACATTTTGAAACATCTGAAGGATATTGTGGCGGGCTATATGATAGCAAGGTCAAAATTAAACATAAAAGAATGGATAACTACCTGGTAGCACCTACAGTTATAGTGTTTAAAAATGTATTTGAAGACCCAGATAGAGTAATGAGTATCATTAGAAAATCACAGGATGGATCAGATCCTTATTTTGGTGAATGGGAAGACTGGTTTCCATGGGGAATATTAAAAGGACTAAATCCAGATGATAAAGGACTTGAGTCAAATACATCTGATGGGGCCTATGTATTAAAAGAAATTAAAAAGGCCTTTTGGGATGCAGTTGCTATCTATAAAGAAAAATATATAGATCTAGACTATATTAAAAGACTAGGATCTTCTCCAAATTTACCAACAAAAGAATCTGAAGTCCCTGGAACAGGTTGGGGATGTGCTGACATATTAATACTTGACTACAATGAGACAAATGAGAGTACAACTACAGTAATTGACGGAACAGAGTATACAATGCTTCATCATACAGATAGAGCCCCATGGCTTGGAGCTACTTCTCATGCATACACACTAACTGTTTATCCAAATGATGATTATAAGGGTGGAGAGTTATCTTTTGTTAATATGGATACCTCCAAAGATAAAGAATATACTAATGAAAATGGAGAAACGTTCAAATATAAACTTATAGATCAGCCTATTATATATAAGCCTGAAGCTGGAGATATTATTATGTTTCGTTCAGATTTATATCATGGCGTTTTCCCAATTACACAAGGACATAAGTTTTTTATTAGGTGTTTTCTTACTACCGATTTCCCGCCTGAATATTATGCTGAAAAAAATAAACACACAGAAGAAGAATGGGGCAAAATTATTGCCGACACTAGAGAGGTTGGTTTTAGAAATGGTGCAAATATGGTCAGTATATTCAAAAAGAAAGAAGACCTTGTAAAAGACCGAGATTTGAACCTATGTGTCATAAGATCTGAAAATGAAGAATAATTAGTGCCACAAGTTGATCTAGAATGGGTCTTAGAGGTCATAGAAGGCCAATTAGCCGAATGTTTGAATGTAGATGAAGGGGTATGTGACATATGGTACCTAGAAAGCCATATAAGCTGTAAATCATTAATGGATTTATTATACAAATTTACTTCAGATGATAAATATATACCAAGTTTCTGCAATAGAACTATACCCTAAATATTAAAGGGTCTCTACTTTCGCCGCACTTTTTTCGCACTTCAATTTTGCACTATATATTATATATATTAGTGTCTATTATTTGTTTCAGTAAATGTTCCTTCAGGAGCAGCGATATTCCAGTCATCAAATCGAATACCCTTATTTCTTTCTACATTTTCAGGAGTTCCATAATTTGGAAATGTTCCAGGATTTTTTTCTTTAGGAAGAACAAAGTTAGAAAAAGTATATCTTGAACCCTTTGTAACTTTTCTTACTCCATGAGCATAATCTTCTAAAGCACCATGAATAACAAGATCTCCAGGCTCTACTGAAACTTCTAAACAATTTTCGTTTCCTTCAAGTCCCACTACTACGCCTTCTGAAGATATATTAGGATAAAATACTTCGCCACCCTCAAAATCTCCAAAATAAATACATAAACCGTAATGTAAAACACAGCATGTATTCCATCTATCATGTTGAGTTAATTCAGATGCCATTTCTTCTCCAGGAGAATCTGAGTGAATAAACATCTCGTCGCCCTCTGAAAAAACAAGAAGACACTCATTAGGATGAATAATATATTCTGGAGCAATTAGTTCAGATGCCTGAGCCCATATATCTCTAAGTTGCAAAATGACTGGACCAGATTTATCTGTGTACCAATCAATAGCATGAGTCATAGTGGTTTTCCACTCATCGCCAATTATTTCAGCTTTTTTAACCATCTGGTCATTAATCTGCTTAACAACTTCAGCTGATATAAAGTTTTTATAGATCCATACTTTAGGAGCTACTTGAATTAGGTTTGGGTTATCTGAGAACATATTGTAATTGTATCATATTTTTGATTGATATATGCCAATCATGTCTTTACTATAGACTCTAGTAAAGACATCCTCTACCGCATCCACCCACCCACAAGAAGGCCAAATATCAACTAAAATTGTTTTATTATTCATAAATAATTCTTTATTTTTAGATATAAATTCACTAAAAATATCACCATCAGTAGATCTAAAGAAGTAATATATGGTTTTTTCTGGCAAACAGACATAGTCCTTTAAATCCTGGTTAATTAAATTTATAGTAGGCCAAGAACTAGTTCTTTTATTACATTGTTCAATATTATTTTTTAAGACATTAAAAAAACTAGGATCAATTTCAATTGCAGTATAAGATTTATAAGGAGCATTAGATATCAAGCTAGAAAGAATTACTTTTCCGTAACCCGCACCAAGATCAATAAAATTATATTCTGAAATATCAGGAATATTATTTTGTAAATAATTATTTACAGCATTAATTTGTTCTAAAGCAGAATTTTGCATTCCTTCTGAATTTATAAATTTATCACGATTTTCAATAGCAGTAGGAACATATTCTCCAGAACCATCTTTAGCTAATCTTATACCAATAAATGTAGTTACATTATGTTCTTTATCAAATTCTTCTTGCTTTAAACAATCTTTTCTTCTTATAGATTTAAAATTGATAAAATCTTCTTCTTCAATTCCTTCAAAACTAATATTATTATTTTTCATTTTTTGCCATTCTTGTTAAATATTTTTTTAAAGATATTTTCAATTCTGCAAGTTAATTTACCGCAAAAACAAGGTTTTTGATTTTCATCAATCCGAAAATAGGGACTATTTAATGTATTTGAAAAATGATTTTTTGCCATATACTATTTTATCATAATACAAACCCCAATTAGAGGCGGATCTAATTGGGGTTTGATGTGCCTAAGCACATTAAGGGAACGTAAACGCTCAACCTTAATTCTAAGTTAATTAATTTTTTAATACATCGGCTGCAGCAAGAGCATCATAAACATATTCCATTATAAATGAAACTGCATCATGTGCTTGAGCAACAACTTTTGCTGATTCTTCATCAGAAAGCTTTGTAGCTTTTGCCATTACCATATTTTGATTTTGAAATGTTAAAACCATTAAATCAATTGCTTCTTTTTTATTCATTTTGTTCTCCTGTGTTATAAGATGGGTTTGGACCTAATAAAAACCCTTGCTCATGATATTCTACCATTTTTTGAGTATCATCGCCACCAACAACTTTATTAGATATAAGCGTCAATAAATCATATATTCTATGAAGCATAATATAGGTCACCATAGGCAAATTATCTTCTAAAGCAGAAGGAGCTACCTCTTCTTCATTCATTTTTGTCCTCATTCCAAAATATAGTGTTGCCTAATGAATCAGTTTTTATAATAGTTGCCGACTCAATATTGCACAAACAAAGTTCTTTATTGCACAATAGATTTTACCAAATTAACAATTTTGTCATAAAATTCAAGCCCAACAATTTTTTTATAATTGCAAGATAAACAATAAAAATAAATATTTTCATCAGCATCCTGATTGGCAAAAAGAGAACCCTGATCCATGGGACATAAAGTCTCTGGAACAAGGCCCTCTTTTGAAAGAGACAGATATTTTGATACGTACTGTATTCTCTGCATCCACACCCTACTTTTAAGATTTTGGAAATAGCAATAGCCATTCCCTAGCTTTTGGGGTCATACCCTTCCAGCTTGACCAATCATTACCGCCATCAGTCATATAATACGTTATCTCAGCGTTTGTTACTGGGTCGAATAACTCTTTGTTACTCTGTAGATTAAATTTCTCAAGTCTTTGAAGACCAAGATCTCCAATCATATTAATTTGAAATAGTCCGTAAGAACTATCTCCAGTTTTCTTATTCCCATTATACGCAAGCGGTCTTCCATTAGATTCACGCTTTGCTATTGACCAAGCTTTCTTAAGGCCTGCTCCTTCGAATCCTACAATCTCAAGTAATTGTTTTAACTTTTCGTCTGTAAGCATCTCAGATGGTCTGTAACTTTCATTACTGAACTTATCTAAGACTTCTTGCTTTAATTGGGCTTCAGTTTTCACTAAAGGTTTTACAGTTAAAGCATTTGCTGGGGATCCAAACAAAAATAACATTGTTACTGCTATTATTGTCCAGTCACGAATCAAATCGCTAAACTGTTGCTTTATATTCTCCATTGGCATTTCCTCCTCTAGAGATAACGAACTATAAGAATAGCATTGAATAATGGTAGCTGTCAAGTTAGTCAACTGCAATATAATCTCAAATAATGAAACGTATAAAAATATTTTTAAGCTGTAGACCATTAAATAAAAGTTTGATACACTAAGACTTCATCTAAATTAATACCGCAAGGCGGAGAAAAGGTCGTATAATAAATGTTACAAACTATTGAAAATCCTTATGAAAACTTTATTGCTTTATCTAGATATGCAAAATGGGTAGAAGTAGAAGCACGAAGAGAAACATGGGGAGAAACAGTAGATAGATATTTTAATTTTATGACTAACCATTTAAAGGTAAATTACAATTATATTCCAAATGAAAAGCTTGTTGCGGAATTAAAAGAGTTTGTATTTAAACGAAATGTAATGCCTTCAATGCGTTCCGTTATGACATCAGGAGCAGCACTAGAAAGAGACAATGTTGCGGGTTACAATTGTGCATTTTTACCAGTAGATTCTCCTCGTTCATTTGATGAAACTATGTATGTTTTAATGTGCGGAACAGGTGTTGGATTTTCAGTAGAATACAAGTACATTAATAAACTTCCCGCCGTTCCAGAAAAACTTGAAAAATCAGACACTGTTATTGTAGTTGAAGATTCAAAACAAGGATGGGCTAAAGCATATCGTGAATTACTTGCTCTTCTTTGGACAGGACACATTCCAGCAATTGATGTAACAAAAGTTAGAACGGCTGGTGCAAGATTAAAAACAATGGGTGGTCGTTCTTCTGGTCCACAGCCATTAATTAATCTTTTTGATTTTACTATTGCTAAATTTAAAAATGCAGCAGGCAGAAATCTTAAGCCAATTGAGTGTCATGACATTATGTGCAAAATTGGTGAGGTTGTTGTTGTCGGTGGAGTTAGACGATCAGCAATGATTTCTCTTTCAAATATTAATGACATTGAAATGGCTCAAGCAAAATCAGGCAATTGGTGGGAAGCAAGCCCACAACGTGCACTATCTAATAATTCTGTTGCTTATTCACGTAAACCAGAAATGGAGCAATTTATTGCAGAATGGAAATCTTTATATGACTCAAAGTCGGGAGAACGTGGAATTTATAATGTTGCGGCAGCTCAAGCACAGGCTGCAAAGTTTGGAAGAAGGGACCCAAGCATTCATTATGGAACTAACCCTTGCTCAGAAATTATTCTTAGGCCTTATCAATTTTGTAATCTTTCCGAAGTTGTATTGCGTGAAAATGATACAAAGAAAGATATTGAAAGAAAAGTAGAATTAGCAACAATACTTGGAACATGGCAATCTACGCTTACAGATTTTAAATATATTCGTAAAATATGGAAAGATAACACAGAAGAAGAAAGGTTGTTGGGAGTTTCTTTAACAGGACAGTTTGGTCATAAATTTATGTCTGGGAAAGAAGATTTGGTTATGCTTGAATCATTTTTAATGACATTACGTGAAAAAGCAAGAGAAGTAAATAAAGAAGAGGCTGAAAAAATTGGAATTTCTGAATCTGCCGCCATTACATGTGTAAAGCCTTCAGGAACAGTATCACAATTAGTTGGGGTATCATCAGGAATGCACCCGTGGCATTCTCCATATTATATTAGAACCGTTAGAGGTTCAAAAGGAGATCCAATTTCTACATTTTTAAAAGAAGTTGGCATTCCAGTTGAAGATGATGTAATGAAGCCAAACGATACTTATGTATTTTCATTTCCCGTTAAAGCTCCAGACGGAGCAATTGTTAGGAATGACCTTACAGCAATTGATCATTTAAATATTTGGTTAGTTTATCAACGTGCATGGTGTGAACATAAACCTTCAATTACAGTTTCTGTCAAAGAAGAAGAATGGATGGAGGTTGGCGCTTGGGTGTATAAGAATTTTGATGAAGTATCTGGTATTTCATTTTTGCCACATTCCGATCACACATATAAGCAAGCTCCGTACCAGGAAGTTTCAAAAGAAGAATATGAAACACTTGTTGCAAAAACGCCTAACAATATTCGTTGGGAAGATCTATCTTTTTATGAGACAGAAGATGGGACATCACCATCTGCCACGCTTGCATGTAGTTCTGATGGAAATTGCGAGCTTGTAGATATATCAGCATAGTGGTAACATTATAGTATTCGGGTAAAACCGAAAATTCCATGGGCATCCCGCCCACGAGGAGATGAAAATATGGCTAAATTTGCAAAAGCAGATTTAAACAAAGATGGAAAGGTAACAATGCAGGAACAAATTCTATCAGCACTATCAAGCTACGGAAGAGCATTCCTATCAGCAGCACTTGCTCTTTACATGACAGGAAATACGAATCCTAAAGACCTTTTAATGGGTGGAATTGCAGCAATTGCCCCCGTTGTATTAAAGGCCCTAAATCCAAATGATAAAAGTTTTGGATTTGTAAATAAAGCTTAACAACTAGTTGATTAGAAATACTCCTGTGCTAAAATTAGTACAGGAGTATTCCTATTTAGGAGACTATGGCATATGGCAGGACAAAAGAATTTTGAAGTAGATCACAATGCAACATTTAGTTTTATAATTGCTTATAGAGACGAAAATGATACCGCAATAGATCTGACTGGTGCATCCGCAAAAATGCAAATTCGTGATCAGGCGGGTGGAACAAAGCTAGCTGTAACACTTACTTCCCCATCAGGCGGAATAGCAATAGATGGCCCTACGGGACAAATTACAGTAACAATGACACCTACACAAACAAGCAAACTCTTTTATCCTAAATCATCTTATGACTTAATGCTTACCGATTCTAATTTAAATAAAATTAAACTTATTGAAGGATTTATGACCCTTAAAAGATCGGTAACAATATGACAAACACAACAGTTATAGTAACCGAAAATAAAAATAATGTAGTAGTCCTGTCCCCTGGTCCGCAAGGAGCAAGAGGAAAAACTATTTTAAATGGAGTTGGGGCACCAGCAAATAATTTAGGACTTTTAGGAGATTTTTATTTTGATACAAGTGTATCTAAATTTTATGGCCCAAAGTTATCAAATGAAACATGGGCTAATGCTGCAGCAATTACTTTAATGTCACAAACTTTAACACAGGGTTGGGAGTTAGCGCAGGTAGCTGGACCAATAAATGGAATATATTCAGTAGAAATTAATCATAATCTGGGATATAATCCAAACGTAACAATTAAATCAAGTTCAGGGGATATTCTTGAAACAGGAATAGACTATGTAAATATAAATTCAATAAAACTGACAATGGCACAACCATTTTCGGGGACAGCATACCTGTCATAAAAAAGGGAGATAGAAAATGGCAAAAAAATATTTAATTAGCATAGATTTAAACAAGAATGAACTCTTAAATGCAAGGATTCAAAATTTAGGTTCAGCACCATCAAATCCAGTATCAGGTCAAATATATTTTGATACTAGTTCACATGTATTATTCTTTTACAATGGAACAGAGTGGACACCCACATCTGGATCTACAGAAGTTATTCAAGATTTAATTGGTTCTACAGTAATAGCTGGAACAGGATTAACAGCAACTTATAGCGACCCAGCGGGAACACATACAATAAAATTAAATGATACAGCAGTATCTACAGGCTCATATGGATCAACAACTAAAATTCCAACATTTACAGTTGATCAACAAGGCCGTTTAACTTCCGCAGGTGAAGTAAACGTAGGAACAAATCTTTCAATAGCGGGAGAAACGGGCACAGATACAGTAAGTCTTCTTACAGATACATTGACTGTATCTGGCGACGGGTCTATTGATACAGCAGTAACAGATAATACAATTACAATTACTGCAAAAGATGCAACTACAACTCAAAAAGGTGTTGCTTCATTTAACTCAACAGATTTTACAGTAACAGCAGGAGCCGTATCTTTAAACAAAGATCCAGTAATCACACTTTCTGGAGATATTGCTGGCTCTGCCACAATGACAAACCTTGGCGATGTAACAATTACAACAACAATTCAGCCAAATTCTGTAGCATTAGGATCTGACACAACGGGCGACTATGTTGCAACAATTGTTGGAACAGCAAACGAAGTTACAGTTTCTCCAAATAGTGGGGAATCAGCAGCAGTAACAATTGGTCTGCCAGATGATGTAACAATTACAAATAACTTGTCTGTTGGCGGTAATTTAAATGTAACTGGAACTATTAATTCAGTAAACACAACACAAATAAATATAGTTGATAATAAAATTAATCTTAATACAGACTTTGCAGGAACTCCAACAGTAGATGCTGGAATTCGTGTAGAACGTGGATTAGAAACAGATGTAGAAATTCTATGGAATGAAACATCAGACAAATGGACATTAACAAACAATGGTTCAAATTATCATGCAATTGCTAGAAAATATGCTGAGACTTTAGGATCTTCAGCAACATCATATACAGTTACACATAATTTAGATACAACAGATGTTACAGTTCAAATTTTTGAAGCATCATCACCATATGCACAAGTAGAAGCAGATGTAAAAAGAACATCTGCAACTGCCGTGACTATTGATTTTGCTGTAGCCCCAACAGCTGGGGAATACAGGGTAGTAGTAATAGGATAATAAAATGTCACGACAAATGAAAGTGGCTTTAAATCTTTTAACTGTTGAATCAGACCCGTCTGGAGCTACAACTGGAGATGTGTACTTTAATGTCGTAACAAAAAATTTGAGAATATATAATGGATCAATTTGGGTAGAACTTACTCCTCCTAGTACAGATCCAACACCATTTTATTTGCATACACATGCATTTGATGGAGAAGTACATTCTATAGATACACAAAATATTATTAGGTTTGATAATCTTAATCCCACGGCTTCTGTACAAGAAACTCTCCCAATTATTATGGGGCTTGATGGCGGCCAACCATCAAGCAATATTAACAGTCCAACATTTAGCCAGCTAACACTATTTGACGCTGGGGTTGTTTAAAAATATAGTGTATAATAAAGTAATGCAGTACGCCAGGAGGAAAAATGGCAACAACATTTCCAGCAAGTAAAAATAATCTTTCTAACCCAGCAGCAACAGATGAATTATCAGGACATGCGGCTCAACACGCAAATGCCAATGATGCAATTGAAGCACTTGAAACAGTAGTTGGTGTAACTAATTCTACTGACTCTTCATCATTAACATATAAATTAAATGCTTTATCAACATCAGTTGATACATTATCTAATCAAGGCACAACAATAGAAGCACTGCTTGGCCTAGAAGGAAATAATGATTTAACAGTTAACGGCATTGAAAATCCAACAACAATTGATTCATTTTTAGCAGCAGATTATAGAACAGTTAAATATTCTCTTCAAATTAGCAGAGGATCAGATTATTATTTTTCAAACATAACTGCAATTCATGACTCTTCTACAGTTTATGTATCAGAATCAGACATTGTGTCTAACATAGACACACCACTTTGTACAACCGCATTTACATTCACTAATGGTATAATTAGTTTAGTAATCACACCAATAACAACAGCAGTAACAGCTAGATATATTAGAACGGCACTTAAGTAAAGCAGTAAAAGGGAGCAATAAATGGCAACAGTAAACAAGAATTTTAGAGTAAAGAATGGTTTAATCGTTGAAGGCGCAACCGCAACGGTAAACGGACAAAATATTTTAACAGAGGCTTCAACAGCCTTTATAATTAGTACAGTTGGTGGAGCATCTACTTCTGCCAATACCCCAAATACTGTTGTCAAAAGAGATGGAAGCGGCAACTTCTCTGCTGGAACAATTACAGCAACAGACGTAACAATAGATGGAATAAGCGCTCTAACAAGAATTTCAACAGCAGTTTCTACTGCAGCTTCAGATGCAACTACTAAGGCCAATGCAGCTCAAGCAGCAGCAATCTCAGCAGCAGCAACAGATGCTACTACTAAGGCTAACGCAGCGCAAGCAGCAGCAGCAACAGATGCTACTACTAAGGCTAACGCAGCACAGTCTGCAGCAACCTCAGCAGCAGCAACAGATGCTACTACTAAGGCTAACGCAGCACAGTCTGCAGCAACTTCAGCAGCAGCAACAGATGCTACTACTAAGGCTAACGCAGCGCAAGCAGCAGCAGAAGCAACTGCATCAGCAGATGCAACATCTAAGGCTAACGCAGCACAGGCAGCAGCAACCTCAGCAGCAGCAACAGATGCTACTACCAAGGCTAACGCAGCACAGTCTGCAGCAACTTCAGCAGCAGCAACAGATGCTACTACTAAAGCGGATGCAGCTCAAGCAGCAGCAATCTCAGCAGCAGCAACAGATGCTACTACTAAGGCTAACGCAGCCAAGTCTTTTGCAACAGCAGCAGATACCACTCTTCACACAACAATTACAGGAGAAATAGCAACAGCTAAAACAGAAGCTATTTCAAATGCTCATTCTTATACAGATACAGCAGTTTCAAATCTTGTAGATGCGGCACCAGACCTACTTAACACTCTTAATGAATTAGCGGCAGCAATTGGTGATGATCCAAATTTTGCATCATCACTTAGCACCGCAGTAGGCGCAAAGGTATCCAAGTCTGGCGATACAATGACTGGACCACTTGTATTAAGTGGAGCACCAACTACTGGACTACACGCAGCTACAAAGACATACGCAGATGCAATTGGAACAGCAGCAGCAACAGATGCTACTACTAAGGCCAACGCAGCACAGTCTGCAGCAACCTCAGCAGCAGCAACAGATGCTACTAGCAAGGCTAACGCAGCACAGTCTGCAGCAATCTCAGCAGCAGCAACAGATGCTACTACTAAGGCTAACGCAGCGCAAGCAGCAGCAGAAGCAACTGCATCAGCAGATGCAACATCTAAGGCTAACGCAGCACAGTCTGCAGCAACTTCAGCAGCAGCAACAGATGCTACTACTAAGGCTAACGCAGCGCAGGCAGCAGCAACTTCAGCAGCAGCAACAGATGCTACTACTAAGGCTAACGCAGCGCAGGCAGCAGCAGAAGCAACTGCATCAGCAGCACTTAATGCAGTAAAAGATGGAACTACAAAATTTACAGCAATTAATGTTAATGATTTAACATCTACAAGAGCCGCTCAAGCAGTTCTTGCATCAGTATCAACAGGATCCTCTGTAATGTCTTGGGCAAAAGCAGATTATAAGACAGCTAAATTGTGGGTAAAGTTTGAAACATCAACTCACTCACAGGTTTCAGAGCTTCTTTTAACAACAGATGCATCAAATAATGTGGCAATCACAGAATTTGCAACAGTTGGAACAAATGGAGACCTTGGCTCAACAACAGCTGTATATGTAAGCGGAAATATTGGCATCAATGTTGATACAGTTAATGCAAATACAACAGTAACAGTTGTTGCAACATTAATTAAATAATTAAATAAAGGTTAAGGGGTTCCTTTTAAAAACCCCAACAAAAACTTAGGGGATATGTGAACTTAAATGGCAATAGTAAACAAGAATTTTAGAGTAAAAAATGGATTAAATGTCGCTGGAACAGCAACATTTGATTCTAACATTGTATTAGGCACAGCCCCTATAGCATTTGATGAACAAACAGGAAGACTCAAAGTCCAAATTAATGGAACTTGGGTCTCTTTAGCACATACAGCAGATATAGTAGATACATCTGGAGCAATTAGCTTTATGGATATTGGATTAGCCATAGATTATGATGGAAATCCTATTTATACAGTTTTTGCAAATGGAGTAGTTTCAACTGCCACTAAGATGGCAGACGGTGGCGATCCAAGCACTACAAGTTTTGAAATGACTTTTGATTCAAGTACAATTGGTTAAAGGTTTTGTAATAAAATAATGCTATACTTTACAAATAAGAAATAAAAAGGGGTAATAATATGTCAACAGTAAGAATTCAAGTAAGAAGAGGAATAGCTTCACAGTGGACCTCAGTAAATCCAATTTTAGCCGCAGGCGAAATGGGCGTAGAGTCAGATACAAATAAATTTAAATTTGGTAATGGAACAGATACATGGACAGCTCTTTCTTATGCTGCATCTGATGCAGCAGCAATTGGTGAAATTTCCCAAGATGCTATCTATACTGCCCTTACTATGGGTTCAGGTCTTTCAAAGACATACAATGACGGAGCAAATACAATCACCATTAATGTTGATTCAGCAGTTGTTGCAACAAGAGCTTATGTTGATGGACAAGTATCATCACTAAGTAATTCAACAGCAAATGATTTTATTCCAGTAACTGATAGAGGAGCAATACTAGGTGTTGCATCACTTGGCTCAGACGGAAAAGTACCAGCATCAGAATTAAATATTACAGAAACAGTACAAGATGTAATTGGAGCAGCTTTAATCCCATCTACTGGAGTAGGAATTACTTATAATGACACAGCTGGAACACTAACAGTAGGAGTAACATCAGATGTTGTTTTAAAAGATGAAGCTCAAACAATCACAAATAAAACATTAACATCGCCAAAAATTAATGAAAATGTTGTTTTGTCTTCAACAGCAACAGAATTAAATCAAATTCATTCATCAGGAATAATCAATGGTGATTTGGTTAAACTTCATGCAGTTACAGCAACTTCAGCAGAACTTAATTATTTAAATGGAACATCTAGCGCAGTTCAAACACAATTGGATGCAAAAGCCCCACTTGCTTCTCCAACATTGACAGGAACTCCTTTAGCTCCAACTGCATCAGCAGCAACTAATACAACACAAATTGCTACAACAGCATTTGTTCGTGCAGAAGTAGCAGCTCTTGTTGCTTCAGCTCCATCAGCACTTGATACACTTAATGAGCTTTCAGCAGCATTAGGAAATGATGCTAATTTTGCAACAAGCGTTGCAACATCAATAGGTAATGGTGTTGCAACTGCAGCAAACGATGCAACATCTAAGGCTAATGCAGCTCAAACTGCAGCACAGTCATTTGCAACATCAGCAGATACGGCTCTTAGTACATCACTTACTACAGATATTGCAACAGCTAAATCACAAGCAATTTCTTCAGCCGCAACAGATGCTACTACTAAAGCAGATGCAGCTCAAACAGCAGCAATTGCAGCAGCAGCAACAGATGCTAGCACTAAGGCTACCGCAGCGCAGTCTGCAGCAACTTCAGCAGCAGCAACAGCAGCAGACACAAAAATTGCTACACACAACACAGCCACAACAAGCGTACATGGAATTGCTGATACATCAGCACTTGCATTAACTGCAACCGTTAACTCAGGACTGGCATTAAAAGCAAATCTTAATTCACCAACATTTACAGGTACAGTAACTCTACCATTGGGTACAGTAACTTCATCTATGATTGTAGATGGAACAATTGCAACAGCAGATATTGCTGATTCAGCAATTACATCAGATAAAATTGCAAATGGTGCAATTCTAGATGCAGATATTAACGCATCTGCAGAAATTGCAACTTCAAAGATTTCAGGTTTGGATACAGCATTGGGACTCAAAGCATCTCTTGCTTCACCAGCACTAACTGGAACACCTACCGCTCCAACTGCATCAGCAGCAACTAATACAACACAAATTGCTACAACAGCATTTGTTCGTGCAGAAGTAGCAGCTCTTGTAGGTAGCGCAGGTTCAACTCTAGATACTCTTGGAGAAATTGCAACTGCTCTTGGAAATGATGCATCCCTATCTACAACACTTACAACTAGCATTGGCCTAAAAGCACCAACAGCTTCACCTACATTTACAGGTACAGTTACAATTCCAACAGGCTCATCAATTACACTTCCAACTATATCAAATGGTATGAATCATTCAGGTGCAACAAGCGGAAGTACAAAACTTCAAGCATCAGGTGTTGCATCTGGTGTACTCACACTTCCAGCAGCCACAGACACTTTAGTTGGAAAAGATACAACTGATACTCTTACAAATAAGAGTATAAGTGGAGCATCTAATACATTTACAAATTTACCAGCATCTGCAGTCACAGGCACATTAGCAGTAGCAAATGGAGGAACTGGAATAACAGCTCTTTCAACTGGTATGGCAACATTCCTTGGAACAGCATCTAGCGCAAATCTTGCTTCTACATTAACAGATGAAACAGGATCTGGCTCACTAGTGTTTGCAACTAGCCCAACATTAGCAGGAGTTCCACTAGCACCAACTGCTGTGGCAGATATTAATACAACACAAATTGCAACAACAGCATTTGTTATTGGACAAGCCGCATCAACAACTTCACCAATGAACGGAACTGCGGCAGTGGGAACTTCTGCAAAATATGCTCGTGTTGATCACGTTCATCCAGTAGATACTTCAAGAGCATCTATTACTTCTCCAACAATTGCAACACCTACATTTACAGGCGTAGTTACTGTTGCGGCAGCTGGAATACAATTTACAGACGGTGCACAAACAGCAGAAGGTGTTGTTTCTAGAACACCAATTATTGCAAAAACAGCAGGATATACACTATCTTCACTTTCAGAAAGAGATTCATTAATTGAAATGGGCTCAGCAACTGCAATAACACTTACAATTCCAACAAATGCATCAGTTCCATATCCAGTCGGAACAGCAATTGACATACTACAAACTGGCGCAGGACAAGTTACAATTGCACCAGTAGATGGAACAGTAACAGTTAATGGAACACCAGGTCTCAAATTGAGAACTACATGGTCATCATGTACACTATTTAAGAGAGCAGCTAACACATGGGTTATCTATGGAGATCTAACAGCGTAATGAGATATATAATAAAGGAGAATAAAATATGGCAATAAGAAAAGTAGGAAGAAAATCTCAAGCAGCAAACGATTTTCTTCAACCAAAAGCACCATTATCACCAGTAGCAACAAATGTAGGCACCTCAAGACCATATAATAATGGATCAGCATCAGTTGCTTTTACACCAGATACTTCTGGAGCTGCAGCAACATCCTTTACTGTAACATCATCACCAGGTGGATACACCGCAACTGGAGCATCTTCACCAATTGTTGTAACTGGATTGCAATCAGCCACAGCTTATACATTTACAGTAACAGGAACAAATGCAGTTGGAACGGGAAATGCATCTGTAGCAAGTGCATCTATTACTGCAACCACAGTTCCACAAGCTCCAATTTCACCTTCAGCAGTTTCAACTGTTGCAAACCAGGACAGCGTTTCTTGGTCAGCACCAGCTACTGGAGGATCGGCAATAACATCTTATACTATTGTTTCATCTGATACGGTACAAAGCCCAACACGTACAAATGCAACATCACCCTCAGTATTTACTGAAGTTGCAAATACGTCACAAAACTATTCTATTTATGCAATTAATGCAAACGGAACATCTTTGGCAGCAGTAACGGCTACTATTACAACACTAGCCCCATTCTTTCCGCCGTCATTCTTTTCTCCACCAGCTTTCTTTGCGCCGCCAGGGTTCTTTTCCCCACCAGGATTTTTTGCCCCACCAGGGTTCTTTAATCCGCCAGGGTTCTTTTCCCCACCAGGGTTCTTTAATCCACCAGGGTTCTTTAATCCACCAGGGTTCTTTAATCCGCCAGGGTTCTTTGCCCCACCAGTATTCTTTTCCCCACCATTTTTCTGTATTGATCAAGACACATTAATTGCTGTTATAGGATTAGATGGAACAGTTTCATGGAAAATGGCTAAGCACCTGCTTGTTGGAGATGCAATTTGGGCAGCAAATTGGAATGAGCTTATTGATGAAGCAAGCTCAGATCCGTATACTTGGACGGCGCCAGCTTTAACAGATATTGCATTAAAGCCAACATATGTTACAAATATTATTGAATCTAAAAAAGATATTACAGTTTATTTTAATAAAAATGAAAATGAAAGATTTTCTTTAGAGCAAACAATTCTTGTAAAAAGAGGAAATACCTGGATGTTTATTACAACAGGTACTGTAGAAGTAGGAGATTCTTTGATGAAGTTTAACAATGATACTCATGCTTTTTACGAAGACGTTGTTGTTTATATTGATACAATTGATGAAGAAAGATCTGTTTACCAGGTTGATGCTCTTCCAGTGGATATCATTATTGCAGGAGGACTAGTAGTTCACAATAAAAAGGGCTTCTAGTATGTCTATATACCATTTGCACATTCCAAGAACATCTGGAGTGTATATTAGGAACAATGTAATTCCTAATTTACTTGCAAATGGTATAAAGCATTTTGCATCAAATAGAACATTTATAGATACAAAAGAAATCTCTGATTCTAAATTTGTAATAGGTCATTTTGGCAGAATGCCAATTGATCAAATGAAATCTCCACAAGTATTTACTGTTTTAAGAGATCCAGTTGAAAGGTTTATTAGTTATTTTAATTATACAACAGGACAAATAAGAACTAAAGAGGAAGCTGAATATAAATTAAGTAATTGGCTATGGGGTCAGCAGTCTGAAATACAAAGTAATATGCAATCAAAATTTTTAACAGGATCTATAAACATTGATAAATTTAATTTAAATTTAACAAGTCAACTTCATAGAGTTGCACATGGCTGGTACATAGAAAATTATTCTTTAGAATTTAATGATATAAAAAAATCATTAGAGGGAATCAATGCCTATACAATAGAGAATCTTAATAAATTTAAAGAAGATTTTTCAGGTGCAATAAAAGAAGAATTTGGATTTAATATTTTTAAAAATTCTGATAAAGCTAATCAATCTCATAAAATAAAAATAGAAATTAATGAAGATCAAATTAAAAGAATTAAAGAAATGAATTTAGTAGATTATGAGGTTTATAATTATGTCAAATCAATTGAAAAAAAATAGTTCATGGACTATTATACAAAGAGATAGCTTTGATATATCTAATATTAAAAAAGAAATTTTACTATATGATACAGAATGGTTTTTAGATACTGGAAGACAAGACAATGCCTATACTCATAAAAATACAGAATGTTACCCTATTTTACAATCATCCTATGATTGGGAGCCAGGGAATAAAGCAATAATTAAAAAAAGGTATGAGTTAAAAAACACAGCTGCACAAGAAGAGCTTAGTAATATTTATAAACAATTAGAATATTTTTATGATGGCAAAATAATGAGAGTAGAGTTTATTAAAATGATGTCAAATACTAGCATTAGAAAGCATGTTGATGGAGGTTCTTTTTTAAATTTTGCTAGAAGGTGCCATATTCCAATAATAACTAATGAGGAAATTTTATTTACCGTTAAAGACAATACAATTAATATGAAAGAAGGGGTTTGCTATGAGATTAATAATGTTTTACCCCATTCAGTTTCAAATCCAACTAATTTAAATAGGGTACATTTAATTATTGACATTTTACCAAATAGTATGGTAAAATAATAGAAATGAAAGGCATTTAATGTATACAAGTGTAGAAGTAGTAGCCCCAGGAATCTTAGTTTATAGAAATTGTTTACCTGAAGAATTAAAAATTATTCCTAGAGCTGAAAAGGTTTTAAAAGATGAAGCAGATGAGGATACTAGATGGGTTCCCGCTACTGTTGGTTTTAAAACAGAAATGTTGCAATACAGAGACTGCTCAGATGTTAAATTAAGAAAATTAACAGATGATCCAACAGGCAAAATTCCACAAAAAATAGCGCTAGATGAAATTTGGCAAGATTGTTATGATGCCATGCAACCAGCAATTCAAGACTATTGTTCAAAGCATGGCGTAGTAATGAACTATATGGAAGCTATGAATTTAATTAAATATGGTCCAGGTCAACATTTTAAAGTACACTCTGATCATGGATATTCTTATATAGCAACAGTTTCACTTGTAGGATATTTAAATGATGATTATGAGGGCGGAGAGTTATACTTTGATAAACTAGACCTTCCAATTAAAGCAAAAAAGGGAGACCTGTATATATTTCCATCTTCATTTATTTATTCACATGCAGCAATGCCAGTTAGAAGTGGAAAAAAATATTCTTTGGTAACTATGCTAGACTGGCACGCAGCCCCACATACACCAGAATATCGTGAAATAGAAAAGAAATATAGAGAGCTTTTTGTAAATTAAATAAAGGTAAAATTATGAATGAAATAATAGCTTATAGAGTTGGAGAAAATTCAGCAATAATCAAGCCCCTATCTGTAAACAGAGACTGGATGGATGAAACATATAAAGCACATGCATATAAATGTTTTCCCGTTAGCCTAACAAATCAATTAGGCTGGGGACTTTCATTTCCAGAAGACATTACATTTATTTGGGATGGCATATCCGACCATTCTGCAGACCATGTAAAAATTCTTGAAGGTAATAAATATTGTTCGCCAGCAAGGGGAAATGCAACAATAAGTTTTGAAACAGGTATTCTATTAAAAACAAAAGAAGATACCACTATTGTAATAATGCCAGTCCCCAATCAATTTATTGACGGAGCAACAGCTTTTACAGCAAGTATTTCAACTTCTTTTTTTAGCGCACCACTGCCAGCTGCATGGAGAATAACTAGAGCAAATGTCCCAATAACAATTAAAGCAAATACGCCATTTGTATCAATAGTGCCAATGTCTTTAAACAATATTAATAATTCATCAATTATATTTAAAAATACTTCTACAATGGAAAAAATGCCTTTTAACGGAGAAGAGTATTCAAAAAAAATTAGAGAAATTAATTTATCAGGAGGATGGTCTAATTTTTATCGAGATGGAGTAGATCATTTAGGAAACAAAATTGGTACACATGAAGTTAAATCAATAAGATTAAGTGTTGTAGAGGAAAATACTGATGTATGAAATATTTGTTGCAAAAGCAGGAGGAGATTTTAGTGCTAATATTCAACCACTTAAAATAAATAGAGACTGGATGGATAAAGAACAAACTAAGCATGTATATCATTGCCTTCCAGTAACACAAGCCAACCAATTGGGCTGGTCAATTTCATTTCCAGAAGACATATCTTTTATCTGGGATGGTCAAATAAATAATGATCCAGAAAGTGTAAAAATATTAAGCGGCTCCAACTGGGCTGACTCTGCTACAAAACAAGGAACAATAAATTTTCGAACAGGATTAATTTTTAGAACAGATAAAAATTTAAGTCTTTTAGGTATGCCTGTTCCAAATCAATTTATTGAAGGGGCGGAACCATTTTTTTCTGTAGTGTCTACATCATTTTTTAAAGGATCATTCCCATGCTCATGGAAAGTTACTAAGCCAAATCAAGTTATAACCATAAAGGCTAACACACCAGTGATTGCAATATTGCCAATTTCTTTAACAGAAATGCAAAACTCAAGTATTACATATACTTCTTGTGAGGAGTTGGATAAAAATCAACCAGAAATAGATATTTTAGAATATAGACAAATAATAACAGAAGATCAATCTAAGGGTAAGTGGAATGATTTTTACAGAAGAGCAATGGATCAAAATGGCAATATTATTGGAGAACATGAAGTTAAAGCAATTAAATTGACGGTAAATGAATAGCATTTGCTTAAAGGTTTAATTTTTATTAATAGTACGATATACTAGTAATCTATAGATATAAAGGGAGATAGTCAATGAAGCCAGTAAATCAAGGTAATATAATGGGTAGTAATACACAAAAAAAATCAATTACGCCATCAGGATACTTTGGACAATCCCCAGAGCATATTCATGAAATTGAAAATTTTTTAACACAGGAAGAAATAGATTTTCTTTACGGCAAAATATCTAATAATACAATATGGGATATAACCGAATCTCATTTTAATGAAGCTGGGGTTTGTGTATACGACCATAGAATTTGGCAAGACCGAGTTGCAACAACCGATACATTAGAAAAAATAGATCCAGAAATTAATGTAATGTTACATAAAATTATAGATAGACTAAAGCCAATAATTGAAAAAGCTTTTAACGTAGAAGCAAACCCTACATGGCCAGCCCTTGTAAGGTGGCCTACAGGAAGCCTGCAGGTGCCACACGCAGACAAGGAACTGCATAGCGGACCGTCAGCAGGAACCCCAAACGACTTCCCCTGGTATGACCTCTCTACAATATTTTACTTAAATGATGATTATGAAGGTGGAGAATTATTTTTTCCAAATCAATCAATTCAATTTAAGCCAAAAAAGGGTGGAGTATATTTTTTCCCAGGAGATATGAATTATATTCATGGGGTTAGACCAGTTATAAGTGGTTGCAGATATACCTCCCCATTTTTTTGGACAATTGATAAGTTAGGTAAACAAAATAATGAATGATGTTATAAATTTAAAAGATGATGTTTTTGTAATTAAAAATTTTATGACTCCAGAAGAATGTTCAGCTGTAATAAAATATCTTGACGACTGCGATCAGTCTGGAAGAATAACCTGGAACCCAATATCATTTTATGAATCATATGCAAAAGGATTTTTCCCTTTTGATCAAGAGTTAATAAAACTAGGGCTAGAAGCAGATTATTTTAATAAACTTAGAGATAAAGTTAAATTAATTTCGGAAAAAGCATTTGGGAGAGAACTAACTGAAATTACATTTCATGCTCAAAAATGGATTGAGGGTTCTTATGCCAGTTATCATTCAGATAATACAGATTCAGAAGGTAACCCAACCCCATTTTCTAAAAGTAAATACGCATCATTTATTTATTTAAATGATAATTTTACAGGAGGGTTACTTAAATTTAAAAATTTTGATATTGAAATCAAACCCGAAATAGGAATGCTTGCAATTTTTGATGGAGGTTTTGGTAATGAGCACAAGGTTACAACCGTAGATTCTGGAGAAAGATATACACTAGGTTCATTTTGGGATAATGCAGATTCTATCTATACGGATGAAATAAAAGCAAAATGGGAAGAAGACCTTAAAAAAATTAGAGAAGCTCAAGCTGAAGAAATTGAAGAATGGAAAGTAATGAGGGAGTCGGGGGTTAAGAGCATTGAAAGAAAAGATCTTTGAACAAGACAAAGTAGTATTAGAAGATAAAATTGTTTAT